GGGCGTCCGCACCACCACGATCCTCTGCGAGGCCCTCGCCCGCGGGCTGGCCCAGGAGCCATGATGCGCCCCACCGCCCTCCTCGCCCTTGTCATCCTGCTCGCCTGCGGTGAGCCCGCAGAAGACACCGGGCCGGCCCCGCACCCCGCGATGTCGCGCGAGGTCTTCGTGCGCCACTTCGGGCCCGCGTGGTGCGCCGCGATGGCTGAGTGTCTGCCCGGCCTCGACGCCGCGGCGGAGTGCGCCAACGATCGGTCTGCGGCCATCGACGAATTCTGCACCGACTATGACCGTGCATCGAGGCGCTCGAAGACCTCGGCGCCGACGCGCTGTGCAGCGAGGTCTACCCGGAGTCAGTCGCCGAAGCCTGCGGCGATGCGTGTGGGTGGTGACAATGGCCGACAAAATCGAACAGACAAAAAGATTTATATCGTCCGCACCTGAGCCGCCATCCGTAGATGGTGACGAGTCAGTGGGCGATAACGATCTGTCTGGGCGATTGAATCCAAAGCAGGCCGCACTCGCGTCGGCGATGATCGCGGGATGCACAATCAAAGAGGCCGCCGAAAAGGTAGGATACCAATACGGCGCCGCGCGCCAACTCGCGATGAAGCCCCATTTCAAGGCGGTGATCGCAAAGGCTAACGCCGAGGCGTTGGAGGATTCACGCCGAGACATAGCAAGCCTTCGGGGTCTGTCCGTCCGGCGCGCGCGAGACATTCTCAACGATCCGTTTGCACCGATCAACGTCGTAAAAGACGTGATTGTCGCCGTCTTCGACCGCACCGGCCTGTCACCTCGATCTGAGGTGTCCGCGGAGGTGTCGGTTACCCGCGTTGCATCTATGTCGACCGAGGATCTTCTGTCGGAACTGCGTAGATCCCTCCTCTCCAACGGGGCATCCGAGGCCGAGGTAGAGGCCCGCGTCGAAGCCATGCGCGCCGGGATTGGCGATGACGCCGGCGGAGATTGAGCGCGAACTGTATCGTCGCATGGGCCTTCTGCACCCAGACGAGATCAATGAGGAGGCCGCGCGCCGTGCGGCCGTCAACGCGAGAGACAAGGCCGTCACCGCCGCCCGTGGCGACCTCCTGGCCTTCGTGCGCCTCGCCCACCCAAACTACGAGGCGGGCTGGTTCCACTCCGAGGTCTGCGCCGCCCTTGAGCGCTTCTCCGCTGCCGTCGCCGCCCGCCAGTCCCCGCGGCTGATGCTCTTCGCCCCGCCTCGACACGGGAAAACGGCCATTGTCTCGCAGCGCTGGCCCGTCTGGCACCTCGGCCGAAACCCAGGGCACGAGATCGTCTGCGCCAGCTACGGGCAAGAGCTGGCCGACGACAACAGCCGCGCCGCCCGGTCAGTCGCCCGCGATCAGTCGACGATGGAGGTATTCCCCTCCCTGGGCTCCCCGCGCGTCGTCAAGTCAAAGGCCCTCGCCCCCACCGACCTCGATCAGGTCGCCCACTGGCGCGTCGGGAACGGCGGCAGCTACAAGGCCGTCGGTGTCGGCGGCCCCCTCACCGGCCGCGGCGCGCACATCCTGATCATCGACGACCCGGTGAAGGATCAGGCCTCGGCCGACTCGCCGGCCGTGCGCAAAGCCTGCGTCGACTGGTACAAGTCCACCGCCCGCACGCGCCTCGCCCCCGGGGGTGGCGTCCTGCTGATGATGACCCGCTGGCACGCCGAAGACCTCGCGGGCGTGATCCTCGCTGAGGCCGCCGCAGACCCCAACGCCGATCAGTGGCAGGTCGCCCGCTACCGCGCCATCGCCGACGAAGACGAGGCCCATCGCGCCACAGGCGAGGCCCTGCACCCCGCGCGCTACCCCGTCCCCGAGCTGCTCAAGATCCGGGCGACCCTGGGCCCGCGGATCTGGCGGTCGCTCTATGACCAAAACCCAGTCCCCGACTCGGGGAACATGATCCGCGCTGAGTGGTTCGCGACCCGCTACACCTGCCGCCCCGAAGACCTCGCCGCCACCGCTGATAGCGTGTGGGTGACCTCCGACGCCGCCAAAAAGCCAGACGGCTCCTCAGACTTCCACGCCATCCAAGTCTGGGCGCGCAAGGGCGCAAAGCGGACGCTCCTTGATCGCCGCACCGAGCGAATGGGCTACCCGGGCTTCGAGGCGGCCCTGGACGGCATGATCTACAAATGGCTCCCCCACCTCCGCCGCACCGCTGGCGCCGCGCTGGTGGAGGACACAGCCAACGGCACCACCTACATTCAGTGCCGCGCGCACCTGTCGCCGGTGCCGATCATCGCCTTTCACCCGTCGTCAGACACCCCGGGTCAGGACAAGAGCAAGCAAGCCCGCGCCGTCTACGTCCAGCGGGCCGCCGAAGCCGGGCAGATCGAGTTACCCGCCGCCTCCGTCTGCCCCTGGGTTGAGGATTACGTCTGCACCCTGACGGCCTTCCCGCTCGGCGCCCACGATGACGACATGGACGCGACCTCGCAACTACTGATGCGCTGGGCCCTCGAAGACACCCAGCCGACCCTCGCCGCATCGAACGCGGGCCTGTCGACGTGGTTCGGGGTATAGTCCACCCATGAGCACCGACGCCGCGCCCGAAGCCACCGCCCCCGACCACCTCGACGCCGCCGGCGCCTACTCGGCCGCCGCGCTGGTCAACACGCTGTCCGGCATTGGCGGCGCTCGGGACAGCGGGCAGGCGGCCCGGCCGAACGTCCAGCGGGAACTCCTCAGTGACTTCGAGTTGGAGGCCCTCTACCGTGACACGGTCTATGGGCGCCTCTGCGAACTGATGCCCGACTACGCCACCCAGCGCGGCTGGACCGTGTCCGATGCCACCCCCATGGTGGACCCCCTCGAAGAGCGGATGCGGGCGCTCCACGTCGCCACCACCCTCGGCCGCGCTGACGCCCTGGCCCGGGCCTACGGTCGCGCCGCGGTCTGGGTCGTGGTCGACGACGCCGCCCCCACGATCTCCGACCCTCTCGATCCCACCACGATTATCAGGGTCCACGCCATCCACGCGCTGTCCTGGCGCGACTTCTCGCCGATCGCCTGGGAGACTGACGTGCGCTCGCCCATGATGGGCAAGCCGCGCCTCTACTCCGTCACCCCGGCCAACACGGGCCGCACCCACACCGTCCACGCCACCCGGCTCCACGTCCTCCTCGGCGACCCGCTGACCCCTGCCTTCGCGTCCGACGTGCGCATGGGCGCCCCGCTGGCGTGGCGCTGGTGGGACGCGATTCGCGACCTGTGCAGCACGTCTGCCGCCGCCGCCCGCGCCGCCCAGGAGCTTTCGGTGGGGATCTTCCGCCTCGCCAACCTCGCTGGGCAGGCGACAGGGGATCAGGCTGGCGCCTTCGCCGTGCGCATGGGCCTCCTCAACATGGGGAAGTCAGTCGCAAACTCTATCGTGATTCAACAAAACGAGGAGTACCGCCGGGAAAACATCCCCGCGTCTGGCTTCGATGGCCTCTCCGCGTCCGCCCGAACCGCCCTGTCGCTGGTCACAGGCTACCCGGAGCAGCTCCTCTACGGCACCGCGCCCGGCGGCCTCAACTCGGATGGGGATTCATGGTGGCGATCTTGGACAAACGTAGTCGCCGCCTACCAGACCCGCCGCTACTTCGAGCCCGTCCACTGGCTCTGTCGCTGCCTGTACGCTGAGGCCGGCGGCGAGCCTGAGAAATGGCGACTGGAGTTCAATCCACTCGGCGCCCTCGACGACAAGGCCCGCGCCGAGATCCGCTCCCTGGTGGTGGCCGCCGACGCCACCGAGATCGCCAACAGCGTCCTGACCCCAGACGATGTCCGTGAGCGGTACGCGACAGGGCGCTACGAGAGCGAGTTGCAACCCCGGCGCCCCGTCGCCCAGGAGCCCTCCGACGCCCTGACCCCCGAGCAACTCGCCGCCGCCCGCGCCCGGCTCAGCGCCGCCCTGTCGCGCGCCGACGCGGACACCTACCGTCCACCCGCCGGGGCCGCGGGCAACGCCCGGAAGGTCCTCCAGTGGCGCGAAGAGCACCCGAGCGAGATCCGCGGGATGACGGCGACCGGCTGGGCACGCGCCCGCCAACTCGCCAGCGGCGACCCGATCAGCGCCCAGGACGTGATCGAGATGCGCGCGTGGTTCGCGCGCCACGGCGCCCAGACCGCTACCCGGGCCGTCGATCCTCAGTACGAGGGCGAGCCCTGGCGCGACGCCGGCTATGTGTCCTGGCTCGGCTGGGGCGGCGACACGGCCCGCGCCTGGGTCAACGGCCTCGCCGCCCGCGCTGACGCCGCGGATGCGCTCTGCCTCCTCGCCCCCCTGTCGCCAACCGGCCGCGCCATCCACGCCGACATGCTGGCCCGGGTGCGTGAGATCGTGCCCGACATCGAGGTGGAGGCCGAGCCCCACCTGACGCTGTTGTACCTCGGTGAGCAGTCCGACCCAGTCGCCGCGGTCGACTCCTACGACCGGGCCCGCGCCATCCTCTCCGACGCCCGGCCCGCGACCCTACAGGGTGGCAGGATTGCCCTGTTTGAGCCCGCGCAAGGCAAGCCGACCCCGATCGTCATCGAGTACACCTCCTCGGCCCTCGGCGCGCTGTCCGGCCGCCTGACCCGGGCCCTCGCCCAGCACGTCACGGCGCCCCAGCACGACCGCTACCGCCCGCACACGACCCTCGGGTACGCCGACCGCCTGACCCCCGAGCAGGTCGACGCCCTGGAGGCCATCGCAGCCCCGGGCCGGCACACGATCGACGCCGCCACCCTTCGCCTCGGCGCCCGTGACATCGGCCGCGCGATGCCGCTGGGGGGCTGATGGCGCTGCCGCCGCGCCGGATCATCGTCGGGCCTGCGGGCGCCCTTCGCCTCGACGCCGGCCGCCTCCCTGCGCCCGCCGCGCGCCGCCCTCGCTTCCCCGCCACGATCGAGCGGCGCTACACGGCCACCCTCCTCGCCCGCGTGGCGCTGATGCAGCGCCTCCTCGTGGAGCAGCTCCAGATCGGCGGCGCGCTGGCCGCTACCTGGGATCGCGTGGTGGCCCGCGTCGATCACGCTGACGACATCGTCACCGACATCCTCCAGATCGTCGAGACGGTGCGCCGCGTGGCCGGCGAGGTCCTGCCCCTGTCGCCTGAAGAACTGGAGGCCGTCGCCGCCGACGTGGACACCTTCGCCACCGGGCAGCAGGCCGAGATCTTCCGCCGCCTCGCCGCCGTCGACGTGTTCAGCGCCGAGCCCCTGCGCAACCTGTACGGGTCATTCGTCGCCGAGAACGTCGATCTGATCACGTCCATCGGCGATCGGTACTTCGCCGAGATCCGCCAGACAGTGACAGACGCCGTCCGCACGGGCCGGCGGTCTGCCGACCTCGCCGCAGACATCGAGGCCCGCTACGGTGTCTCGCAGTCGCGCGCGAAACTGATCGCCCGTGACCAGATCGCCAAGTTGAACGGGCAGATCACAGAGGAGCGCCAGACCTCGGTGGGCGTGACCCGCTACATGTGGTCGGCCTCCGGCGATGAGCGGGTGCGCCAGACCCACCGGGCCAACGATGGCAAGGTGTTCGACTGGCGGGAGCCGCCCGCGACCGGCCACCCGGGGCAGGATTACCAGTGCCGATGCGTCGCCATCCCGATCTTCGATGACGCCGACGAGGCCCAGGTGCTGGCGGAGCAAGCCTCTCGCATGGCCGCGGAATCCGCGCGCCTGTCCGCTTGACGTGCGCGCTGCCGTGTGCTACCGCTAAACCAATGGCACCCCCTACCGCCATCACCCGACGCATCGACCGCGCAGGCGCCCCCCTGCGGCGGGCCCACGTCCGCGAGTCCGACGGCGCGCACCTCTACGAGGGGATCGCCAGCCGTGAGGGCGTGCTGATCTACCAGACCCCCAACGGCCCGCGCCGCGAACTGGTGACCCTGGACGCGCTCAAGTCGATGGCCGGGTCGCTGCCCCGCGCCACCCTGACCCTGACGCACCCCTCCTCGTTTGTGTCGCCCGACAACGTCGGCAAGCACGGTGTCGGCGACGTCGACGGTGAGATGGTGATCGAAGAGGAGGACGCGCAAGGCGCCTTCGCTCGGGTCCGCGTGGCCGTGCGCCGCCGCGACGCGATCGACTCGATCGCCCGGGGCACGCATGAACTCTCGGTGGGCTACGACGCCACCCTCGACGAGACGCCCGGGACACACCCCGTCTTCGGCTCCTACGACGCGCGCCAGATCGGCCGCGTGGTGAACCACCTCGCCGTGGTCGACCGGGGCCGCGCTGGCGCCTCAGTCGCCCTGCGCACCGACGCCCTCGAATCCTCTCCCCCTACCCCCCAAGCAGGAGGGTCGATGACCCCCGAACAGATCCAGGCGCTGGCCACGGCCCTCGCCCCGATGATCGCCGGCGCCGTCGCCACCGAGGTGATCAAGAAGCTGGCCGAGGCCGAGAACGCCGAAAGCGCCGCCCTCGATGCCAAGAACGCCGCGCCCGCCGCTGCCCCGGCCGCGCAGGCCGACATGGTTCCCACCGCTGAGATGAAGGCGAAGATGGACGCCAAGGACGCGGAGATCGCCGCCCTTCGCACCCGCGTCGACGCCGCCGACCTCGCCGAGGTCGATCGCCTCATCGGGCTCCACGGGATCAAGACCGACGCGAAGGACCTCACCGGCAAGCGGGCCGCCGTCGCCTCGCACGCCGCCCGCCGCACCGTCGATGCGGCCGATCCTCTCGTCCCTGGCCTCCTCGCCGCCGCCGCGGCCACCGTGCCCAGCGCCACCGGCGACCGCTACGCCGGCAGCCCCGCGGCGCCCCGCACCGACGGCGCCGACAAGCCCCCCGCCCCCAAGTCCATCCGCGAGGCCCGTGAGGCCGCCCGCACCGGAGGTGCTCAGTGAGCAACGCTTCTTTCCACCTCGGCGTCGCCGACGTCCGCCGGGCCATCCCCGCGGGCTACATCGGCGACCTCTCCGAGATGACCCCGAACGACCGGCAGGTGTCGGTCGTGAACAGTTCGGGGCAGGTGGCGCAGGTCGTCACGATCGCGATCCCCGCCAGCCCCGACAACAGCACCACCTACACCACGACCGTCAACGGGATCGCGGCCACCTACACCACCGACGGCTCAGCCACCCAGGCTGAGTTGGGCGCCGGGCTCCAGGCCGCGATCAACGTGTCCCCGGGCATCCGTGGGCAGATGAGCGCCTCCTACGCCGGCGGCACCCTGACCCTGACGGCGACCTACCCGGGCATCACGCACACCGTGAGCACCTCGGGCGGCGTGTCCGGCGGCGCCATCGGGGCGGCCACCACTGCCACCAGCGCCGCCAGCGCGGCGGTGATCCCCTTCGGGGTTGCGGTCGTGTCGACCGGCCTCGTGTCGGGCTCCGAGCGCATCGCCGGGACCGCGCCGAAGACCACCTCGTTCACCGCGCAGGTGGTCTCCTTCGCCATCACCTACGCCAGCAGCGGCAGCTATCAGGTGACGATGAGCATCA